TTGATAGTATTTTATATCTATTTTCGGTGCTTTGAACAGGCACGTTAGATTCGTGACCTTTTTTAAGTATTAAATAAGAATCTTCAGCCACCTTATTTCGTTCAGATGAAGGAAAAGAAATCCATATATTAGTACCATCAGCTGAATTATATATTCTATCTGCGGCAATATTATAATATTCTCCGCTTGGCTCTTTAATAAAATATTTAAAATGTGTTGCCCATGGGGCTATTGAGAGATAATCCGTAGATGTTTCACCGGCTTGCACAGATATTTTTGTTGGTGTATATCCGTCACTTAAAGTTGTTTTTACAATACCGCTGCTGTCTGTAAATACAGGTGTTTCGCGCCCATATTCATCTTTAAATACTACACCTACTTGATATGTTCTTAAGCTTTTAATAGATGGTTTGGGATTATATATATCAGCCGCTCCATCGCTTAAAAGAGCACAAGATTTAAATTTTACACTGTTGTTTAATGTATAATTCTGTAAATAATTGCCATATACTAATCTATTGCCAACTATTTCTTGAGCTAATGCTTTTTTAGGTACATTATCCCAGGGTCTTAATAGCTGATTAGATTGTATAATTTTATATATAAGCTCACTTGATATTTCAAAAGACGTAAAATCAGGGTCTTCTGCAAAAATAATATCATCAACCACATAAATGGCTGAATTATTTGTTTCTTTATATAAAATTTCTAATGCAACAGCGTCAACAGGAGGTGTATCAAAGCCAGATAACGTTATCAACCTTACGGTATTTGTCATACCTTTATTATACCCTTTTTTTGCATCGTATTGAAATATTGTTGGTAAAAACGCAATTTCAGTAAAAGGAGAAATTGTAGAAAATTGATTGTCATAATATTTCCATCTATATGCAAAACGTGGAAATTTTAATTCAAATAAAGGTTTTGATTGTAAAAGCTCAACATTCCAAATATCAGTATTATCATCTAAAACTTGATCAGTAATACTTAATATTTTAATACTTATTGTGCTGGTTAAATTATTAACACCATCTCTTGCTACAACTTCTGCTCTTATTTGAAAATAGGCTCCAAGCTCTGGCTCGTTGGTTTCTTGCCCTGTAAAAAGCAGTTTATCGCCAATAATATAAGTACAAGGTGAAGCTAAAGATAAGTTTGACACTGTAGACCCTACCGCCACGGGATCTTCTAATCCGCCTAAATTGGTCTGTGTTGAAGAAAAGTTATGTGTTATAGTTGTTAAAGCATTACCGCCGCCTCTAGCGTCATTACTTAATGTAAAAGACGGGGCATTTAATGGCCCTTTTTTAATTACAGTAATATCAGATTCAATAAAATCTCTTCCCTTATATTGGCTATGATTTGTAAAATTAGCTGTGCCAAATTTTCCACCGCCAACATCTACTTTTTTTGGTTCTGAATTATTGTCTGTAAAAAATAAATAATCATCAATTAAATTAATACCTGTAATTAAATTGTTTTTAGAAAACTGTAATATGTTTTGTGTGTCAACTAAAACAGGGCGCACTACTCCATATTTATTTGTATATTCCGCAATACAATCTACTGTTGACGATGTTATAAACCAAAATATGCGATCATTTATATCATCTTTAAACGCCCCTATACATTCAGCGTCAAGCGGTAAGCCATAATAATTAGTTGTTGCGCTATTTAGCTCCCAATCTGTTGCTGGGAATGCTTTTTTAAGTTTTGCAACTTGATTACCAAGAATATTTTCAACAGCCCCAACATCACTCCCCTCAGATGAGCCTACCTGTATATTTAACGCGTCTCTATATTCACCATTAGGAACTAATCGCTCGTCAAGGTCTTTATTCATTCGACCTTTAAGAAATAACCTTTTTAATTCTGGCATGTCTTAGTGTTTTATTTGCTTAGATTTACCGCGCATTACCTGTGTAAGCTCTTCAAGTTTAAGATTAGATAAGCGTAATTTAGCTGTTCTAACGGCCGCAAATTTTTCTTTATTAAATCTAGCTACTAAATACTCTGGGGTGTTAGCACGGGTCGCCAAAATAGCGTGTGCAATGCTTTTATACATCGCCTCTTCTACAAACTTGTGCACCTTCATTTCTTTTATTGTAGCAACGCCGTCAGATATATATTTAAGCGTTACAATTTTATTAACTAAATCAGAACTAAAGAATATTTTTGATTTTATAGGGTCAATGAAGAATAAACCGTTGCTTTGGGCGTGTTGCGGATCAATACCAAAGCGCTGCCCAAATAGTTGTGTATATGAAGTATTGTCTTCTAAATTACTAAAATCTTCCTCTTCAGTCGCCGATGCCGCTCTAAACTTTTTCCAAGTTTCCGATTCGTTTGCAGTAAGTAGGTTGCCGTTATTATCAAACGTGTATTCATAATCACTATCTTGCAATAGTGGTAGAGGATTGCTTGTTTTAGAAGTAGGATAAATAATGCGCTCTATACCCGAATCATCTACCCAAGATAATTTTACATAATTTACATAATCATGCGGCAGTGGCGTCATTAAATTAGGCGCAACTTCAATTTCTTGTGATTTTTCAGAGCGAGCTGTATCATAAGCAAGCTCTTGCATTGCTCTTTGAGCATGGAATGCAACATCAGTTCGTTTAATTTTAGATATAATTTTATCTTCACCAACATACGCAATAATAAAGTTGGTTATAATATCATCTAAATATATAAACTGATAATTACCATAATCGTTTATATTACTGGCTTGATTGCCGTCTGATCCCTCGTAATATTGTTGCTGTGTTCCAGTGAATAGTGCCATTTATTATGCTTTTTCTTGTTGAATTCTTTCAAGCTCCTCTTGGTTGGCGATTTGGTATACGCCTGGATCTTTTAATAATAGACCTGATAGCTCTAGTATTTTTTCCACAAGTTCTGGCTCTTCAGATTCGTGTAGTTGGAAGTTAGTTGAGGTTGACGCGTTATATTGAGGAATACCAAGTACCATTGTATAGTTCCATTCTACGTCTGTTGGTATTTTAATATAATTACACGTTACACCTATAGTTAATTGTGATGGAGCATATACTCTAATGCCGTTTTCATCACGTATATATATTGGTCTGTCTACAGTTGGGGCGGCTAAAGGAGACCTTAAAATATATAAATATTCGTTTTTATTAACCCTTTCCGCTTCTATTAATTTTTGTTCTTGAGCATCTCTATATGGATCAGTGTATAATACTTTTACCGTGCCTAACCTGTATAGATCATCAGGGAGAGTTGTTCCGCTTACAACAGCGCCTTCGGCTTCAAATATACTTATCTTTTCATTAAGTATATTAAGCATATCAGAATACTCGGTATCATTACCATGTATCCTGCTAAATTGATTAATATCATAAAAATATTGCTCAAAAATATCAAGCTGTGCCTGATTGGCAAATAAGTTGAATTCTTGAGGAGTAAGATAGCCTCTTTGCTCTTTGTTTAATACTGCAAGCACTCTTTGATATACTGTGTCTACACTTATTGCCATAATGTTTTTTGTTATTATAGTAATTAGGCCACCTTTTACAGCGGCCTAACACTATAAAGGTGACTATTTAAGTCTTTTTTGTAAATTTTGGAAAACTTCTACGCCTTCATCTGTTTTAAACCAAGCAGCTAATGCTGAATATGGATTTTCATCAAATGGTATTGTAAATAATTTTCTTCCTGTTGATGCCCAAGTAAAATGCCTTTGATCTTGTGATAAAGCGATAAATCCTTGCTCTACTGCTTTTACGCCAAGATTACGTAGTTGTACATTTTCATCTTGTGCTAATTCTAAAAACAAACGAGGGTTTCGTTTAGCATAAATAAGAGCATCACGCTTAATTTCTTTAGAAGTCATATTTTTTACTTTAGACCCTTGGTCAACACGTAAAATAGCCTCTAACATATCAATGTCTAGCTCTTTAGCTAAATTTAATGCGTCTATTTCTAATTCAATATCATCTAAATCATATTCTGCTACTTTAACAGCATCAAACTCTGAGTATAATTTATCTTTTAACGGATGATAAAGAGATAATAGTTTTTGTAAATTTTGTTTACGAGCAGGCACTGTTAATACCCCATCTCTAAAAACAATATGCTCTAATGTTGCTGGTCCTTCTTGTTCATCAACAAAAGGGCTTGGCTGATTAGTTGCATATCTTAATTCTCTTTCATAGCCTTTTTCTGAATCAAACCATAATAAGCTACGTTTTTCTGTATGTTTACCTGGAACGGTAGAAATAATAGGCTGCTTTCTGCCTATTAAATAGTATGTTCTATCTTTAATTTCCCATTCAGGTTTTTTAGGTTTCTCCACCTTTGGTGTTACAGGAGCCGTATATACTTCTTGCTCAACTACAACATCTTCTTGATGCACAGCTTTATCTGCACTTGTTTTTTTTGTTGCCATAATATAATAAAATTAAAAAGTTAAAATAAGGGAGACGGGCCCCGAAGGGCCCTATTCCCAAATAAATATTAGCTAGCAGTATCTTTGAACAAGATAAAGTTGTTAGCTCCTTGAACACACAAACAACGCTCAGAAAGCATGTGTACGTTCATTTCGTCGATGTCAGAAGTATAATTTCCTCCAACTGAACCAGTGATCCAAGACTTCATACGACGATCATCAGCTTCAGAAGCACGATAACGAACGTGTAAGAAAGGACGTTGGATGTTTTTACCTAATGTTTGATCGTAAACAGTAGATACACCAGCAGGAACAAGAACACCGTCAATATCAGCAGTAAGACCGCGAGTAGCAGCGTCGTTCAAGTATTTCCAGTCAGTTTTGTAGAAATCATAAGATCCACGACGGAATCCAGAGAATCCTAAGTTAAGAGCCATATCCTCGCTGTTGTCAAATACCCCGTAAGAAGTACCGCCAGTTCCATAAGAATTAGCACGCGCAAGCATATTGTCAATAGCCAAAGAAGTACCACGATCTAAGAAAAGCATGTTTTCTTCGATAGCACCTTGCTTATCAAGCTCTTGAAGGATTAAATCAAATTCAGCAAGACCAGTAAGCCCAGTTGAGTTATTGAAATCGTGATCGTTGAATACCAATCCACGAGACTCAATAGCAGCAAAAAGACCTTCAGTACCACGAATAGTAGCACCAGCCGCATCAGTAATACCAGAAGAAGCGGTTACTTTCTCAGCTTCAACCATGCTCATTTCAAGATAATCCTCAAAACGAAGACGAGTTTCATGCTCAGATTTCAAATACCAAAGGTATCCAGAAGTTCCCATTTCACTTGTTACTTCAACCCATCCGATTTGAGCAGTGTCAGAACCGTTGATTGAATATTTATCTTTTAAGATAATTGGTGAGTTAGAGAATTTTTGGAATCCTGCGTCAATTGATCCTTGCATTCCGGCTGAACCTTTTCCAAATTCAGATCCGTATACGAATACTTTAAGATCTGGAGCAGGGGATCCGACAAAACCAGCTGGCCAAGTGTCAGAATCAAGAGGATAAGCCTCAATACTGTCAGTAGCTACAGTTTTAACAAAAGCACGAACAGTAGTGTAACCATTAGCAACAATAATTGTTTGGTTTGCACGAATTGCATGCCCTGTAATATTAATTGTATTATCTGACGTTGAATTAGTAGCAACGTTAGCATCATTATAAGCAACGTGCAAACGCCCTTGCTCAGTCCATACAACTTCGTCGGAAGCCATTGGCATTTCAGCACCTACCATACGCAAGAAAGAAGAGATAGAACGGTTTCCGTAACGCTCTACTTCTTTTTCGTATACTTCTGGTAAGAATTGTTTAGTAAAGTTAAAGTCATTGTCTCCGATAGCTAAATAGTTTTTATCGAACAATGTTTTGGTTGGTGATGGGGTTAATCCAGCAGGATATGCACCCCCAGTAGCAAAACTCATAGTTTTTTAATTTTAAATTGTTATTTTCTAATTTTCACTTTTAAGCGAGAAGTATCATCACCACTAATTGCTCTTACTTTAAATCCTTTAGCATCCGTAACAGGTTCGTGAGATTTGCGTGGGTCCATATTTACATTTTTGGATCGTGCAATAGTCTCTTTAATCGCATCGGCTTTGCCTTGTTCATAAAAGTGGTTTGCAATAGCGTCGGCATTCATAGCGGTAAATAATGATTTGTGATAACCTTTAGCATCTTTTATATTATTATTTTCATCCAAAAACTTTTTGACAAAATTATTAATATCAGATTGCTGATTTTTCACCTCAGAGGCATTCTTAACATTAAACCGATATTTCTTATCCCCAACGCTATATTCAAAACCTTTGAATTCATTTGAGAATACCTCATCAGTTCTTTTTAAGAACGTCTTTTTTTGCTGTTCAGCCGTACGAGTTACCTCCTCGTTTTCTTTATTATAGCGGTTGAAAAATTCAACTGCTTTTTGCTGCTCAGGCGTTAACCTTGACCCAGCTTTTATTTCTTCGTAATATTTAGACTTTTGATTTTCTAAATGATTTTTAGCTTTTGCTACTTCTTCTTTAAAAGCTAGCTTAGCTTTACGCACTTCTCTTTCATCATCTAATTCTTCATCATATGAAAAATCTTCCATTAAAAGATCGATGTCTTCTTTATCTAAATGTGGTTTTGTGCTTTCGTAATATTCTCTTAGCAACTGTGTTTCGTTAAGCTGAGAATAATCTTGGTTTAAACGTACATAATCTTCAAGTGTACCACCTGTGTCATTTATAAAGTCTACAACTTTTTGAATGTTTTCAGGTAGTTCAATGCCGCTTTCTTGTTGTTCTGCAATTGCTTCTTTAACTTCATCGGCTAGCTCATCTGCTTGCTCTTGAACCTCTTCTTCGGTTATTTCTTCAAGAATGGATTCTTCTGCTTGTACGGACTCTTCAGTTTCGCTGGTGCCCCGTACTTCTTCAACCACTGCTTCGCTACTTTCCTTGTCTGCGGATTTTCCGACAACAGCATCGCCTGCATCTGTTTCTTGTTCTTGAACGGCATTTTCTGGTTCTTGTTTAAAATTTCTTAAATCAACTCTAATAACACCGTCATCTACTTCTGGTGTTGGTTGCTCTACTTGTTGAGGTGTTTCTTCAACATTCTCAACAACTTTGTTTTCTTCTTCGTTCATGATAAAATATTATATAATTATACATTTATTTATATTACCTAGGTTCAAAGGAACCTAAGTCAAAGCCCCCCAGCACATCATTACCTGCTGATTCAAAATTCTTTGGCCCTGTATTGTTTTGTCTTTGGTCAATAAGCTCACTTTGACGGCTTGCTTGTTTATTTACGCGCTCGTCTTTGCGATCTTCTTTAAACCCTTCTTTACTTTTATAAACTTCAGCTTCGGCACTTTTAAGTTGCATGTTCATTTGGAATTCAAGTTGCATTAATTCTTTTTTAACTTGTGCTTCCTGCATCAATTTTTGATTTTCAAGTTGCGCTTTTATTTGCTCAATTTGCATATTCATCTGCATTAATGCCTGCTGTTTCTGTACCTCAGCTTGGGCGGCAACTTGTTGTGCCTGAGCATTTGCTTGTGCTTGAGCTTGAATATTAGCCTGTTGCATTGCTTGATCAGACTGTAATTTCTTTTGTCTGCGTATTTTAAGCAATTGGTTGGCCAGCTTAATGTTTTTAATTTCACGCAGATCGATAGCATCTCCAAGCTCAATTAGCCCAGCGGATAATGCCATCTGAATATTATTTTCTAATAATTGTTTTTCTTCATCGTCTGGCGCTAATTCAATAAATATACCAAAGTCATAAAGATGAAGATTAACCATTTCATCTAATGTAGCAACATTATGAACACCGATGCTTTGTATAAATGCATCACGCGTTGGAGAATACTCCAATATGTCAGATATGCGCAAGCTTAAGCATTCAGCTGTTTCTGCAGTTAAATATAAACCAGCTTGTAATATGTGGCGTGTTGCAGTATTTGAATTTGCCGCAGCAAGTTTTTGTACGCCAACCAAAGCGTTTTTATCTGGCATACTGCCATCACGCGCTTCATTTAGACCCGTAACATCGCGGATCATTTGCAGGTAATAATTATACGTTTGAATTAATGCTCCTAATTTTTGTCCACCAGCGCCGCTTTGTAATTCTTGTATTGGCATTTTACCAGGGTTCATATCACCTGTTGAAGTAAATGATCTACCAATAACAGAACCTGTTTGGAAGAACATATTTAATGCCTCTTGCGGGTTATAATTTGTGCCGTTACCTAAATCAATTTCAGCTAATCCATCTGCATCAAGATAAACCCCGTCAGGTACCATACGAGATAACACCTGCTGTAGCTTCAAATGCGTAAGCTGAATCATATCGGCAAAACCTTCAATACGGCTAACCAGTGATTCAATACGCCCTTTGTACATTCTAGGAGCAACTAAACTATAGTTCATTCTAACTTTAGTATAATCACTCTTTGGGCGCATCATATTTTTGGCAAGCTCCCATTTAAGTAATCTATTTGTGCCTAATATTAATGCTCCTTCATATAATACCTCAAGGGAACGCGACACTTTTTCAAAGTTACCATCTAATACATCCGTTGGCGGATTAAACTGATCGTCTTTGATTAATATCTTAGATGCGCCAGTGGCGGTTTCTTTTATCTTGTATACTTCATTCATATAAGTTTTATAATTGAAGTATAAAATTTGAACAGAGTTTGAGTCAATGTTATTTGTCTCATCCATTGTTCTATGATAAAAATCTGTATTTTGAATACCCTGTTTTGTTACATCCTCCAGTTCTTCATTTGTTAAATCTGGAAATTGTTTCTTTAATTCATTAATAGGTATTGTTTTTATTTCACCTATGTAATAAATATCATCAAAATACGGGGAATCTGTATAAGAATAGATAATATCTGCTGGATCAACGTACTCTACAGTAACACCTTGTGCTGTTGAAAAATTATTTTTAACACATGCCATACCAACTGTAACCAAGTCGTATATTAATCTGCGACGCGTTAAATCATAATTATTCCCGTTTAGAATAGTATTTATAGCTTGCTCTTGAGCAATCTCAGCTGCTTGCTTATAGCTAAGCTGCATATGTAACTCAAGCTCTTCTTTTGAATCAGGCAGTTCTTCGGGCGGGTTTTCAAAAAGATTAATACCTAATGTTTCTTGAACGTAGTTGTTTAATTCTTTTGTTTGCATATCCCGCAATACAGACTCCATATATTCAGTACGTTTACTCATACCGTATGGATCTTGCGAAAATGCTTTAATATCGAACATTCTATCTGACATGCCGTTCACAACTATATCCACAAACTTAGGTATAATCGGAACAGGCTTCCAGTCTAAATTAAGGTAAGACAAATCACCGTTAATAGATAATTCATCTTTATACTTTTGGATTGATTGCTCGCCGCGAGCATATAACCTGCGACGATGAAAAGTATTTTGGTTGTTATAATACCGATTAGTACCGGAATCCCGTTTAAACCACTCGTGCTCTATAGCCTTGGCCACCTTAAGTCCATACTCAGGTGTAATCTTTTCTAAATCACTAGCGATTTGGCTTGGAAAATAACTTTTTACAACTGGTTCAGCCATAATGCTCTATTATTTTTGATCTTCCACCGTTATTATTATACCGGCCTATATTTATATTTAACTTTTGTGTTTCTCTTTCACCAATGGGTCTATACATATGTCTATTGCAAGCCATAATTGCAAGCCCTGAACTAATTGCGGCATCAAACTTTGTTCTGTTATTAATGTCAAAGCGTGCCCAATCATTTAATGTATCGTTAAAATACATAGTACCATAAGTATCATCTTCTTTTAATCCTACGTGCTTTTCAATATATGATTCAATTGCAGCAGCGTGTGCTTGCTTGATGTCTTCGCTTGAGTTTGGTATACCGCCTATTTCTTTTTCAGCGGTAGACAGTTTATTCCAAACTTTATCTGGTCTATTCATTGAATAGCCTCGGTAGCCTCTGCGTTTTAAATAATACAACAATCTAGGTTTGTTGTTTTCAGCAAGTAGTGGCATACCGTAAAATACTAATGCCATAAGTACATCTTCAAAAAACATTTCAGCGGTTTGTGGTCTGGCAATATATTCTAAAAAGAATGTATTTGGCGGAGCGTCTTCCATGCTAAATGTCGTAAGGCCGTGAAGTGAACCCTTAGAACCATTGCCGCCAACTGTACCTGATATATCATAACTATCACAACCAAAAGCTCCAATGTGCTCATTGCCAGGCCATTTTAAGCCATTTTTTACAACTTGTCTATTTTGTAATTCACGTTGTGGTACCCAGCTTATATTAAATCTACCTTGCGGGTTAGGATTAAATACTACTTCAGAATCTTTAATACCGTTTTTCCATTGGAAACTTCCGCGCGTTGTTGGCGCATTGTATCGTAAATCACCGTTGTAATCTATTTGTTGATGTATTTTAACTAAGTTAAATATACTATTTTTTGCTTCGTCTCTAAACGCATGTTCTTCTGTGCGAGGGAACTGGCGATAAAATTCGTTTTGAGCGTCAGGGTCAGACTTTAATCCGCTTACTTCGTTTTGCCAGTAATCAATTACACCTACTTCTATCAGTGTTCCGTCAGGCGCTTCAACTGGTTCTGGGGGCGTGTTGAATACAGGTACTCCATAAGTATCAATGAATCCTTCGTAGTTCCATTCCATAGGTATGAACAAAGAATATAATCCCGAGCGAGTCTGTCCATTAGCGTTTCGTTTGGTAACATCTGAATCATAATACAATTTTTTAAAATTGTCACCCCCTTTATCTAAAGCATTACTGGTTGAACCCATCATACATTTACCGATGATACGAGAACCAAGTCGCAATGTTGTTTTTGTTACACGCCAGTTATTTAATATATTATCTGGTCTTTCCCATTTACCAGATTCATCATGTACTAATAGCCTTAACTTTTCCCCGTCATAGCTATTATCACCTGTATTTTTCCAATCTATAGTTGTATCAAGACCTTCTAACTGTTGTCTTTGCTCTTTTGACTGTATGGATTTACGTGTTAGCTTTGAAGCCGGCACACGATATGCTAATTCTGTTTTTGGACGGTCCATACCGTCTTGTATTGGTTTAAAGAAAAAAGGATAATTTACAGATATTGGCACAACCTTATCGGTAAACATCTTTTTTGCATCGGCACCAGACTTAGATAATATACCAAAGCGGGCGTCACTTGTGATCGTTGCTTGATTTACAACTTCGCCAGAAGCCATAAATGAAAAACCAGAACGACGGTTTTTAAGGTAACACATACCATAACACCGCATATCAGCCTTGCAAGCTTCCCAAAATATAAAAAATAATCTATTTGCTTCGCGATAATCCGGCTTACCTACATCGATCTTGCTCCATTGCAAGTACATATAATGTGTTCCGGTTATATAAGTTGGCACATTATTACTGTAAAACCAATATCCTTCATCGCGCCGTGTAAATTCTTCATCAATATAGGCTCCCCAGGTGTCTTTAAACTCGTCAGGATATGATTCCCAGTCGAATATAGTCTTAATATTTTTAAGCTCCTTAGGATACTCCTGTGGCGTCCATTTGTTTTCGCTTTTTGCTATACACTTCGGCTCTTTCGGCAACGCTATGCGCAGGTTTTGTATTTCTACAATGTCACCTATCTGACCAGTCTTGCTTATTACAACAACGTCGTGTTCTCTATTGTAACCATATTCCCACTTTTTAGATTTATTTAATCTATTAATTGTGGTAAGTTTTATAGGTTCTACAATTTTATATAACGTTTGCTCGTACATTACTTAGACCTTCGTTCAGCAAAACCTGAAAAAGCTTTTTGAGTATCATCTTCTTTAGGTTTGTTTTCTAAAATACGCTCTTCTTCTTGTATGCGATTTAATATTTCAAATGCATCAAAGATGGCAAGCTTTTTTGTGGCTGCTGCGTTTTTTAATCTATCTGCAGAAACGTCGTCTCCGGTATTGGTTATTATTTTTTCTTCCGCTACCTTAATTAATTCCTCAACCGCTCGATGTCCAGCTTGGATTATACTCTTCTTCGTCTCCTTGATATTCATATTTAATTGTAATATATTGTTTTGGCACGCGGTATAAACGTTCTCCGTCTATAATAAATTCATATTCTGACCTAGGAGAAAACCCAACTAATGTGCCTTCAGGTATTTGCTCGTCACCGTGCTTTACAATACCTTTTAGCGGAATTTCTTTTTCTCCCGAAAACGTATCATTATTCTTTAAAGGCTTTACAAAATAAAAACCATTTATAGGTTTCCAATTTTGCATAGGTTTTTTACGTGCAAATATCTGATCAGGATTTACAAAATACATGCCTTCCTTAAAAAAACTTTTACTGTTCTTTTCATTCCCGCGCACGTCGTAAAACCTTCTAAATACATTATGGTGCACTATTACCTGATCACCGGGCTCTATAGTTGTTTCGCCAATGATTGGCGTACTAAGTACAACACCGACCCTGTTTACATACTGGTGATTTTGCAATTCTGTATTTAATAGCAGCTCTTTGCCATCTATTTCAGTTTTACTTGTACTACGCTCGCCCTTTGGCATTACAATAAAATCATATACAGATTGCATTAATAATCTAAATTATATTCAACAGCAATACCCATATTTTTATTGAAGTCTTTCCAAAGGATAACTTCTTTGTTTTTTTCTATGTATATGGAATACTTTTCTTCTTCCTCAATTATATTACAGATACAATGCCCTCCGTAAACCTCTTGGCCTACGGAGTAATGCATTGCGTCTATCTTATAATCTTTGCCTATACTAATCTTCCGTATTAGTTTCATCAGCTTCTTCTTCAATTGGTTTTAGACTTCCGTCCTCAATACTGATTGAAACTTTTCCATACTCTTCTTCAAGCTCTTTTTGAAATTTACTAAAGTCTTCTCGAACAGCTGCAATTTGATGCAATAAAGAATGTTTTTGCATTTCAATTCCGCCAAGTTCATTTTGTGCTTTGTTAATTACACCTACAAATTCTTGAAGTTTTTGTAATTGTTCTTCTGAAATTTTTTCAACTTTTTCCATAATTTTAAATTTGATTTAATTATATATTAATTAATCACTCATTTTTTAAGAATATTACTATAATTCAATAGTTTTGGTTACTGACACAGGTACAATTAAGTTATTAATTTGGCTTTCAACACTTGCCTCAATTGAAGCAACCTGCTCGGCCCCCATAGCGTCTTGGGTCCACGCAACAACTTGTTCGTTTGTTAAATCCTCAAATGGGATGAAATCCGTAATGTCGCTAGTGTCCAATATCTGTGTCCCAATGTTGCTAACCGTTATAGACTGCGGTTCCCCCTGCGGGTCTAACTGATCCAAGGTTCCTGTCACTATCCAGTGTACATTATACACTACGTCTGCGTAAGTCTCGTCCGTAGGGTACACGTCTACCGTTCTGCAATTCCAATCAAATGTTGTCATTTTGTTTTTTTAAGTTATTCGTAAATATAGTTGTTTTTTAGTCATATCTCAGCTACTACGAGTTTTCTTGTAGGATTATAGAGAACATGGCTCTATAGAGGGGGCTAGGTACTTGTATCTGAATAGACATCCTTTGTCCCGCAGTAAATGTGGCATTAGTATTATTAAGGTTGGTATGTAAAGACTTACCTGAGGAAGTTCCAAGCCCTATACTAAGCGCAGAAGTAGGACCGTAAACCACAGAACCATTCCTTAGTATTTGATATTTAATAGTTGTTGCTGAAGTTGGCGTACCATTTCCCGCGCCGCTATAGGTAATACTTCTAATATACCCCGCAAAAGGCGCAACAAAACTGCTCGCAAGAGATGTTCCAGTCGACTCCACTTCGCCAACGAAAGGCAGATAATACCAGCTAGCTGAGTTATTTGTACTGTGATCCATGTGCGAAGTCACCATCACCGTCATCTGCGGACTATAAGTGATTGTATCCGTAAGTGCGTCGGTCAATAGCTTTAGCCCCGTTTCAGTCGCTAAAGTCAATGTGTCGTTATTGGTCTCTGCTGTCACTGTTGATTGACCCGATACTGCTACATTTTTAAAAATAGCTTGTGAAGAACCTCTATCGGAGTTAGTAATAGTAAGAGTTCCACTTGTAGTAATTGGACTTCCTGTAATAGAAATGCCCGAGCCCGCTGTTGCTGCTACAGATGTTACAGTACCTGTATTAGATGTCCAGCCTGAGTTGTTGTTAAATATACTAAGCGGTATAGATGATATAAGCTGTCTGTTATCAACACCTCCATTTTCAGCAATTAAGTAGTCCGTACCAACAAGTGTTCCACCAACAGTTAATTCACCTAAATCTAGACTTAATGTAACAGTAGCTGATGTGCCGCCGCCTGATAAACCTGTACCCGCGGTTACTCCGGTAATATCACCACCGCCACTAGAAGCCGCAGTAATTCTACCATATGCGTCAACTGTAATATTAGCAGATGTATATCCTCCAGCTGTAACACCTGTTGTATCTAGAGAAGCAGAAACTTGATGATCAAAACCAACCGGCCCTGTGCCTGAACCAAAAGTAATACCGTTAGTTCCTTCAAACCAAACACTGTCACCAACAGTAACACTTTGTGTTGTTCCCGCTCCATCGGCATCAAATGACCAAAGAGTGTCGGCATCTGCTACAAAATTATTATCTACGTAGTCTTTATTAACCGCATCAGTACCAGCACTTACTGTGTCAATACCTTGGATACGGCCTGTACCACTTAACGTAATATCGCCGCCTGAAACAACTAAGTCGCCTGAAATGGCTAAAGATCCCGTAGACGCTGTTAATCGTACATCATAATCTGACGTGGCAGTATCAGTTGCATGCATATCAAAATACTTACCGCCCTCCATTACGCCATCGGTAAGAACTTTTACATATCCATTATTCCACCAATCACCATTTGTAGGCGAAGGTATTCTTGCTGAATCTAAAGTGCCGCTTGTAATGTCAGAGGCTGAATGAGTATGAGATGATGCTGCTGCTCCAATGTCTGAAGCGGTTAAATTTCGAGTAGAGTACGTTGCATTTGCATCAGTAACGTGACCTAATGTATCTGTGGTAATATTGAAGTCTAAATCACTTATAACAGTGGCTCCCGATAAAGCTCCAGTATCTAAATCGATATCGTCTCCAGGATGTGTGGGGTGAATATAGTTATTTGCATTTGTATCGCCTGTATACCCTAAATCTCCAAGTGTAAGGGTTCTAGGAGAATGAGATTGTATAACACCGTCGGTCATTGTCATTGACGACAATACAGTAGCCCCTGTATATGAAATATCTGCATCTGTACCAATAATTGTATTATATGTTCCAGCGGCTTGAGCGCCAATCTCAGCTAAACTCCAGGATACATTTACAGAACCATTTACTGATTTACCCGTACTTCCTATTGTTATAGTTCTAGCTGTGGTCCAGGTATCTGCATTTGGGTGATAAGTGTCGTGAAATACTTTGCTGCCGTTTACTTGAAGCTCAGATGCCCCGCCAAAATTTATTTTGTTATCGGTAGAATCGTCAATAGCATATAGTGTAACATTGTTTGCTCCCCCGCCAAATAAAATACCTTCGCCGGGGTCATTAATTTCTAATTGATTTACTCCAGTGATATTGTAATTACTACCACTGATTCCTGTAGTACTTAAAGCGCCTACAAATGTTGCAGCTTGTACAGATGCATTGTTTGTTCCGCCATCAGCATCAAAATGAAATCTTCCGACTCCATTAGCGTCATCATACCTTATGTAATCGTCATTAGCAAACTTAATTCTATTACCAGAACCTATTGTCAAATCAGGAACTGTCAGCGCACCGGTCATTGTATCGCCAGACTTGGAAACCTTAGCGCTAATACTATTTGTTACAGTAGTAGCAAAGTTGGGGTCATCACCGAGTGCAGCAGCAAGCTCATTAAGCGTGTCAAGAGTAGCTGGAGCAGAGTCGACAAGGTTTGATACAGCAGTCTGTACAAACGCAGTGGTGGCTAATTGAGTTGTGTTTGTACCAGAGGTTGCAGTTGGAGCAGTAGGTGTGCCGGTTAAAGCTGGGGATGCAAGAGGAGCGTATCCTGCTGATGCATGGTTACCCCAATTATATGCCGCATCCCAGTTTGTCTTACTGTACCCTGTTATTGCAGTGGTTCCAGAGAAGAAATTTCCTATTTCTGTCTCTGTATAATATCTATCATCGTGAGTGTGCGATGCAGCTGCAATACCAGCTTCGGCTAGTGTATTGTTTACCCAAGCACTACCATTCCATTTCAAGATTTCTCCAGAGGAGTTACTTGTAATAGTTACGTTAGAATGCGAATCAAGTGTATGGGCAGACGGAGTGAACGTGCTTGGAACCCCTGTTAAATTACCCCAAGCTAAATAATAACTTCCTTGCTGTCCATCTAACAAATCAGCATCAAGGCCTGAGCCTGAACCGTCAGAAGCAGAAGTCCAAACTTCTCTCCACCCAGGGTTATAGGTACTTCCTTGGTCGTTATATATAAAAACTTTTCCAGCAGACCCTCCAGTGTTTGGTGCAATTGCTAATGCTGTAATATTTCCTCTTGTAGAATCAGATGAATTATCAGTCCAAGTTATCCAAGACGTACCAGCAGTTTCAGTAAACCTGCCAGCGTCTGTTAAGTCAAAGTTTCCAGCATAATCCCAAGAGGTTTTAAATACTGAGCTGTATGAATCAAACGCTCCGTCACTTTCCATTTCAGATACTAACCCAGCAGTTGTTGAAGTACCAGTAAATGCTTGCACTCCTAATGAACGAATATCGTCAAGAGGTGTAGCCCCAACATCAGAGGCAGTTAAGTTTCTAGTTGAATATGTTGCATTAGCGTCAGTAACGTGCCCAAACGTATCAGTCGTAATATTGAAATCTAAATCACTAATTACAGTAGCACCCGTCAAAGCTCCAGTGTCAAGATTAATATCATCACCTGGGTGTGTTGGATGCGTGTAAGATACGCCTGCAACAGCGTTGTCAACATATAACTTATTAGCAGCATCAGTGTTGGCTGATACAGTATCAATACCTTGAATTCTACCTGTCCCGCTAAGAATTATATCACCGCCGCTAACGGTTAAATCTCCCGCCAAAGTTGTAGCGGTTCCATTTAGAGTTAAAACAACTCCAGAACTAGTTTCTAATTTTAAAGCTCCCCTTGCGTTACCTAGATGAGAGGCTGATAAAGTATTATTTATAAAAAATTGTTCCGAATCTGGAGATGTAGCAGTATTGTATATACTAAAAGCACTTGCGCCGTTTTCCCCTGCCTGTATTCTAATTTCTGGAACTGTAGTACTATATATAAGATGTATACCAGCTCCATCTGTACTAGCGGCACCTATATTTAACGTACCAGTCATTGTATCGCCAGAAACGTTTACAAACCTGTTGTCTGATTCAGTCTCCGTATAGTATCTGTCGTCGTGTGTATGTGATAACAACGCGTATCTGCCATCAAGAGAAATACTAGCCCCAACCGCTGCATTATTACCAGTAATACTTAAGGTCCCTGAAGTAAATGCTGCGTCTGTTACATACCAGTTATTATCTGTTATACCAGCGACAGCTGTGTCAACGTACAGCTTATTAGCCGCATCTGTATCTATATTTACAGTATCAACTCCCTGTATTCTGCCTGTTCCTGATAAAATAATGTCTCCTCCACCAACTGTTAAATCCCCACTAAGTGTACCGCCTGCCAATGGCAGATGCCCTACTTGAGAGTATGTATAGGCAGCATCCCAATTTGCATTAGTTACGTTTTGTAAAACTCTAGCTGCTGTCAAAACAGTAGTTCCATCCATTTGCAGCACACCGGTACCATTCATGCCTAAATCAATAGATCCCCAAACTCCAAGGCCATTGCTTGGTGCACCATGGGTTGCAGCACCCCAGCCGCTTGGTCCTCCAATATGAACTCTTTCATAAAGGTGAATATACTCGCCGGTTTGAGATCCTTTGGTAGTTCCTCTAATCCCCCCTACTTTTAAGTTTTCTGCAGTACCTGTGCCGGTAAGTTTGCCGCTAAAAGAATCATCAGCATCGCTTCTTAAATACTTAGGATCCGTATGTTGCGTAATATTGGTTAAAGCAAT